ACCTTTGACCTTGCTGTTTGCTGACAGTTGCTTTGTGAGGGCTGCACCCGTCAAGTCATCTGCGGCGTCACGATCCCACAGCCCGCGCTCTGCGTTGGCCACGTTGCCGGCCTGTGTGGCTTGCATCTTGTGGCCGTATCCGTATTTGACTGGCATATTTGGCACGTCAATTCCCAGTGCCTCCACCGCCATGCGTGGGGTTGTTCTTGGTGTATTCTTGACCATATCAGCCACCCGAAGGCGATCTGCGGGCTCAAGCATATAATACAGACTGGCATTGCGTAAATTCGATGGGACAGATGACCCAGTCGATGTGTGGCCGACTGCATTTATATATTCACGCCAACGTGAGTCGCCCAATTCTTCGCCCAGCTCATCAACAAACCAAGACCGAAGCTCCTCGGTGTTGTACCAATCTTCGCCGCCCAACTCCTGACCCTTTGACACATAACCGCGCACGCGGTCGTGGATGCCGTGATTTGGATCGTCCAACATGGATGTCAGGCGATCCATTCTTGCTGGCGCGCCGCGCGCTGGATCGTATCGCGGGTAGGGTGTTGTGCGGTTCTCGGCTGCGCCGGTCCATTCTGGCCTTGAGTGCGGGGGAAGGTTTGCCGTCTCGTCCAATAACGAAATTCGTGGCCCGCCGTTGTCGCGAGCGCCGCCACGCATGTCAAACGGCGCCATCAGTGGGTTGCTGTATAGCGTACCCATGTCGCCGGGCTGGTTCAGTCGGCTGATCACGTCCTGATATGCGCGCGACCCAGTGTCTGCCAGTGCATTGCCGGTGCCAGTCATCGTCTCGACGACGGCCTTTGCTGCGGGAGCGCCAAATCGGGCGGCGATGGCTGCGGGAGCCAATACGCCGACGCCTTCCAATGCAGATTCACCGTAATTACCGCGACCGGCGGCGTCCATAGAACGTAACGTGCCAGACACGGGGCTGACCATGTCAACGAGCTGACCCGCGGATCGTGCGCGGTCTGGGATGCCAGTTGGGCCGAGGTAATAGTCGGCGCTGTCGCCAATGCTGCCAAGCAGGCCGTTTAGCCACGCCCGGCGGTTCTGGCCTGCGTTTGGTGAATTGAAATAGTCAGCCATTAGTCATCTCCAATAAACCCATTGGCCTCGCCTTCGGTCGCGTTAGCTGCATCGTGTCCATAGTCGTTGGCATTTCTTGACCAACTTTATCCAAGTACAATTTGCGTATTTTCTTTGCATACTCGCGCTGCTCTTGGTGGGGCATGTCTTGAACACCGCCGCCAGAACTTATCATTTCATTCATTGCAACGGGTCCAGCGTTATATGCCGTAAGCGCGTGATCAATATTGCCGTTGTACAGCCGCATTAAGTCGCGCAGGTAGGGATCACCGAGCGCCATGTTTATCTCAGGGTCACGCAGCAATCTCGCCGCATCGCCTACGCTTTCGGAGCCAGTGTCAAAACCTCTTGCGCGCGCCTCGTCAAATACGCTGGGAGCAGACGAACCGTATAAATCGTGAGCATGCTGCGGCATAATCTGCATCAAGCCTGTCGCGCCACTTGGCGACACTGCCATAGGGTTGTTGCTGCTCTCCTGCATCATTTGAGCAGTAATCAGGTCGCTCATGCGAAAATCAGCCATTAGCTACCGCCAAATGGCGACGCGGCGCGCATGTAATCTTCCATTGTCCGCATGTCTCTGAGCGATTCGGGGTACGGTCGGCCAACTTGACCTTGCACTGGCATACCCACTGATCCGCGACCGCCGTACTGCATTGATTGCGTTGGCATGCCCATTGATCCGCGACCGCCGTACTGTTTATTTATGCCGTCATTCTGCAGCCGCGCCAACATGCTGGCGAAATCATTCGGCAGTTGGGTGGTTGCTACGGCGGGTGGCGGCTGCAAGCCCGGTATGGGCGCAGGTTGACCCGCTGGTGCCTGTGGTGGCGTAATGCCAGCCATGATGGCCTCAAGCACGCCGGGTAGCGCCTCGCGTTGGCGTTCGGCGTAACCTAGTGGACGAATGCCCGCACGGTTCATCAGGCCGCCAGCAAGGCGACCGTACAGGCCACCGCCTTCAAAGCGATTGCCGGACGCATTAAAGCCGCCGCCGTCAACCATATCGCGTGCAAACCCCATTGGGCCGGTTCGCATGTCTGGCTCGCCGCGATCACGGGAGCCGACTGGCCGGAATACGGTGTTCGCTGCAGACGAAAGAATGCCGCCGCCCTCAAAGCGCGGGCCGGACTGTCCGCTGCCGCCGCCGTCAAACATATCTCGCAGCGCGGATACAGATTTGCCGTCGTCGCCGTCGTATCCAAAGCCGAACATGGGTGTCTCCAAAAACATTGCGTCTATTTAGGGAAACCATACACGAATTAAGGCTTCGCGGCAACGTCAGGCGATGCCCTTTAAATTTCGCCGAACAGGTTGCGCCCACTGGCCAGATTTGCCGCCCATCGCCGTGATCGCGTCGGCAGCCAACGTCAAGCAGACGGCGTCGGCGAGGTCGGGCGACGACAGCCCACGTCGGCGCATCTCGTCCTTGCTTTCGGCCTTCATCTTGCCATTGCTAGCGAAACTGTAGCGGATCGCGGTCAACTCGGCGATCAGTTGGTCGTCGTTCGGCAGCTTAGACCCGCGCTGCTCAAGCCAGCCGCGCATCTTAAACCATAATTCGGCGCGCAAGTTGGTATACATCTCGCCCATCGACGGGCTTTCGGCCACGTTTACGCCCCGCACCGGCAAATTCAACTCCCGCAGTCGGTCAACGACGCCAGAACCCATGCCGATCACGTCAACAAGTATCTGCTGTGGCCGCAAGTGCGCCGGAAGGCCGTCATATTCAGCCTTAACGCGGCCCACGGTCTGCATTAGGTCAAGTCCCTGCCAACTGCTGACTTCGTGGATGACTTCGCCGCGTTTCTTCGCCAGCGCCGTCTTGTCGGACCCAAATCGAGCCACATCCAAACCCCAGACCGCCGCAGCGTTATCGTCAATCTCAATATCACGGTGAATGGCGCTCTCAGCAAGGTGGAACGGAATAATCGTGTCGTCGTCGGCCAGAGGAAATTCGCCCAAAACGCGGATTCGGAAGGCATTGCTGTCTTCGCCGTATCTGAGTTTCATTTCCTCGACAAAGTCATCACTGACCAGCGGGCTGGATACGCACGACCAGCGCCGCGTCCAGTAGCTGCCAGCGAGCCGCGTCTGGCTCTCAAAGAACGTGCCGCTTGATCGCGTCGGGTTGGACAGCATGATCGTGACGGCGTTGTGGCCAGACATTGAACCGGCGGCGGCCTCGAAAACCTTTTCAGGCACACCCGACGCCTCGTCAACGACCAGCATCACGTTGTCAGAGTGAACCCCAGCCAGCGCTTCCGGCGTCTCGGCCCGCGACGTCCGCGCGGAGATAAATGCCTCCGACGGGGCCGCCGCAAGCTCAATGCGGTCAGACTTGACCGTCAGCATCTGGTTAATCGCGGGCGGCAATTCGTTGACCCAGCGCTTCAACTCAGCAAACAGCGCGTCAAATAGCTGGCCAGACGTCGGCGCGGTCACGACGACCTTGTTGGGAAAGCGCAACAGCATAAACCAAAGCATCGCCCATGACGCTGCCGTAGACTTGCCCGTGCCGTGGCCAGAGCGAATGCTGATCTTGCGCTCGCCGTTGGCCAGTGCCTCCAGAAATTCAATCTGATACGGCAGAGGCTCAACGCCCAGCATCTCGCGCACAAATTTGACGGGGTCGCTGTAATACGCCCGCGCAAATTCTTCCAGCGGGTTCGCGTCAGTCTTCGTCATGTTCAATCTCCGCCGCGACTGGCGTCACATTCAGCATCTCGCGGCTAATTTTTTTCAACGCGCCCAAATGCAGCTCGCCGATGTTGACGACAATCTCATCCTTCTTCTGCGCGAAGCGATCTGGGTTGTTCAAAGCTGTAAGCCATTTGCGTACATTAACGCGCTCCTTGGCAAGCTGCACGTCCTGCGACGACAACTCAGGCTTGTCCGTCAGGTCATCCAAGATACCCATGCTGTCTTCGGCCATCAGGTCAGCCTGAATGTGGCGCGCCTCATGCAACGCCGCACGGTATTCTGGCGTGCCATTGATGATGCGGGACGTGAACGACGGGCTGTAGCCAACGATAACTGCCAGCGCCTTCATCGTGCCGCCGCCGCCGATATGCTCAACCAAGAAGTCAGTGCCGCCCAAGTCGGTCATCTTTTTCAACAATATCTTGCGCGCTGGTCTGCCGGGCATGTGCGATCCTGTCCAAATTATGTAAAATTTTTTTGACTATAGCGCGGATTTTTATGAAGGCATAGGGGGGCGGGGGGTCGGAATGCTGTGGGCGTATGTATGTTTGGGGGTACTGATAGCCGCACCCCGCGATCTGATGGCATGGGGGGGGGTATATCGCCAGCGCCGGGGCTGACGCATGTCGGCGAGTGTTTGCGGTCAGAATACACCCTAAGGTTGCGTTAGGCGCATAATGCCCATTATGTTACATAATACCCAGCATATTATGCAATGATAACAGCACGTTAGCTTTTCGTGTCGCATATGCATGAGTAAGCCCACATAATGCTGCACCTGCATCAGTCCAGTTTCTGCACCTGCATCAGTCCAGATGTTGACAAAAGTATGAACTTGGTTCATCCTACGCGCGAAGCTGCGGCTTGGCCGGTATGCCCGCTGCGCCCGCTCCAGCGTTATGCTGACGTACTGTCGAGCCGCAGCTTAGTGCATTCTAGCCTTATAAGTCAGCGACTGCAGCGCCAGTGTCAGCCCCACGACGACCTCCTGTCGCGTGATGCCATCGTCTTCCAGCATCTCAGCCACCTCAATCATCGCGTCCGCTATTTCCTCGGCCAACTCACGATCAACGCCGCTGCCGTCAATGTAGATGTCAGTCGTCATAGTTCAGCCCTCGGTTGCAGTTGCGCCAGCACGCTCGCATGCGGGCCGACGCAGGTCAATGAATGTCACCGCCGTCCCACTGGATCATGCCGCCGCTGCCCTGTCGTATGGCCACGACGCGCGCATCCGGGAACGACGCCGTCACCTCCGACATCATGTCTTCCAGCCGCCCACTCAGAGCCGCCGCGACGTCTGACATATGCCACACCACCCAGCTTGGATGTTGACGCCTGACGGCCCGCATATCGCCGCTGGCAATGAATGCGTACACAGTGTCGCCGCGCTGCACCAAGTGGCCGTCGATCTGTGGCGGCTTATGACCGGCAGCCAGCGCCGTCTGCGCCATGACTTCGAGCGCCTTGCACAGGCTGGCCGACGTGGCCGCGACCTGATCGTGGTCCCCCGCAATCATCTGCCCGTCCAGCTCGTTCTTGAGTTGCTGATAGCGCACGGCGAACGCGGGCGGCACGCAGCCGACCAGCGTGTCACCCCAGACGCTAACCGACGCCTTAGACGCGGCAACGTAAGGCGCGACCGCCGCAGCCACCAGATGGCTGTACGGCTTGTCGTAGCTTGAGTTTGAGCCGACCTTGAACGTACCCCGCTCGGCCATCGCCTTTTTTGCTGCCGCCGACTTGGGTGCGGCCTTTCTTGGTTTAGCCATCGTGTCCTGTACCCCCGTGAGATTTAGCATTTTGCTGCAGGCAGTGCGCCGCCCACTCGGCCTCCGACCACTGCAGCTTCTCAGCAGCCAGCCGTTCGCACATAACCATCGTCGCTATGTAATCCTCAACATCGATTTGCGTTATCGACCTGCCCGCCTTGATCGGCTCATGCTCGCGCTGCGATTTCTTTGCATCTACCATCGTGTCCTGCCTTATGATTTTTCGGTGAATATGAATTATGAAATGCCCTATAGGCAATTTCATATTTTCATATATGTATTCCGTTTGTATGAAACTGTATGAAACTATAGGAAACCTACCATGTAACCCATTGAAAACAAACAAACCGCCATTTTCATACAAATTCATAGCTGTATGAAAACGGGTCGGCTCAAAAAGGGCGTTTTCATACAACTTTTCATACAACTTTTCCCGCCTCAAACTTGATTAAAATCCAATTGTATCGTCTGCCTGACCAATGCGTGGTATGCGCATAATTTGGATGGCATACGCGGCGATTGGGCTAACTGGGCGCTGCCCGCACTCCCACCGCCGTATAGACCTGCCGCCATTCTCGCCCATGCCCCATTCGGCGGCAAGCCCGCCCTGCGTAAACCCCAGCGCCATGCGCGCCCGCTTAAATTCCTCGGATGTCATTGGTCGTCTCCTGTTTCGTTAAGGGGTACTGACTTCGGGACGTGATGCCCCCGTTAAGCGCGCGCCGCGCCAGCATTCCGTAGAATTTCGCGACTGGCCCATCTGACAACTCGGCGATCTCCGCGATCTCGATCAGCGCAGCCTCAAGCAGTGCGGCCTTTTGTTCTAATGTCATCGGGCTTCCCTTGTGTTGGCGGCGGGGCCGAAGCCCCAGCGCGTTACTTTGAATATACGCCCCAGATGCCTTTGATTTTGCGGCGATCACGCTGGCGCGGTGCGGTGTCCACGATGGTTGCGCCGTCAGCGCCCAATAGCAACACATGCCCATCGACCCAAACCATGTAAGCGGTTGCGCCATTCTGGCCGTCGAGGTTCTTGCGTGCGCCGCCTACGGTGTCAGACTTGACCATGCTCTTGACCGACCGCAGCGAATACTTGCTGCTGATTGCCCGCTTGAGGTCGTCGATGACGTGCAAGTAGCGAACCTCGTTTTGAACATTGAGCGCGGTTGCAACCATCAGTGCGCAAACATTTTTGTTGGCGTTCGCTGCGTTGTTGCTTGTTTTGCGTGCTGTGCTGCGGTTAATCGTAGTCATTGTCATTCTCCAGTGTGGCGGGCTTCATTGCCCTTACAACGACAATAGGGCCATATGACCTATTAAGTCAACAGCCTTATTGCATTATTATACATTTTTGCCCTGTCATTCATAATAAAGTCGGCAAGAGCCGCATTATTTTTCCATGAAGCAAACTTGATTGTTAGGCACTTAATGCCTGAAACAATCCAAATTAAACCTTTCAGGCATTACCGCCGTCATTTCGACGTCCTGCCCTCCTTGGCTGCGATCCAAATCACGCCCTCATTTTGCACCATATATCCCATCGCAAACAGCGCTTCGAGCGCCTGCGTATATGCCGAGCGCGGGTTTATTGATGTCATCTTGCCCTCACTAAAGTCGCGCAATTGGTCGGCTGGGATGCACCAGTATTCGCCGCCTTCTGGAAAGCCAGCGCCCGTTGGGTTGCTGTGGCCCCGGCCCTCGCCGCGTAGCTGCTTGAATGCCTTGGCGACGATCTTCTGGTTAGCCCCAGTGGGCCGCTTCTGCGCGATGTCTGCTGCGTCATCGTCGCTGGCCTTTGTGATGGTGCATGTCGTCACGTCGTCGCCGTCTTCGTCCTGCCCCAGCTTGTGGACCTTCAGCGAAAACATGAATGGCGGCTGCGGCTCAAGATCGCGTTGCTTGGTGGCTGTTGCCATCCGTATGTTGCCGCTGACCGTCAGCTCTATCTCTGTGTCAGTGGCAGCGCGCAACGAGCTATGCCCACGCGCGCCTTTCGCGCTGTCCTTGCCACTGTGGTGGACGATCATAATGTGCGCGCCCGACGCATTGCGCAGCACGTCGCAGTTGGAAATGAACGACGTCATGTCAACGCTGCCATTCTCGTCGCCACCGGCCAGCGCCCTCGACAACGTGTCCACGACGATCATGCACGGCGGCGCGCCGCATGTCTGCTCAATATCGGCGCACAGCTCCAACAGGCCAGCGAGGTCGGCGGCAGGGTCCAGCAGGTTGACCGGCGACGGCCTGACTGCCAACTGCACGTCGTCCAAGCTGTATTGCTTGCGCAGCGCCATCACGCGGTTGTTGAATGCGTTCCCGCCTTCGGTCGCCAGATATAGCACCGGCCCGCCGCGCGTCTTGCAATCCTGCCAGTCGATTTTTGCTGCGATGGTATACGCTATATCCAACGCCAGAAACGATTTGCCGGTGTTGCTCGGCCCGTACAGCACAGACATTTGCCCAGCGCCCAGCCAATTTTTGACCAGATACGCCGACTTCAACATTGGCTGGGCGTCCCTTGCCCAGAATATTTCGTTGCGTTTGGCGCGCTCAGTCGCCTCGCCGATCTGAAATTCCACTGGCGCTTGCATTTCTGCGGGCGCAGACGTTGGGATAATGTCAAAGCCATCGACGTCATCCGACTGCATGTGATCGTTCTGGCTCGCGCTTTGCATGATGCTGTCGCGGATGTCGTTGGCGTTCGGCTTAATCTCCGCCCCATAGGCCCGCACTGCGTCCGTAAAGTTGCCGCCGTGGCTGTAGAACACGTATAAGTCGAAGGCGTCGCCCCAGCAGAAGTCTGCCGACGACGTGCCGACGCCAGCAGCCAAGTCGCTGCCCGACATGCTGACCCAGTGCGTGCCGAAGTCTTTGACGG